CTGGCTTGAGCAAGAATTGGAGCGTGTGCGAGAAGGTCGCCGCGAGCATATCAACAAAAACAACCTGAACAAAGATGACAAGAAAGCAACTATTTGAAAGCCTGCTTGGCGAAGAAATCGAATTCCACGCTCCTGACTTTTTCGGGATTAACTCAATTGGAGTTGTCGAGAAAGTCACTGAGCATTACGTGATTATTTCTGGTGCTGTGTACGCACTGCAAGATGTGGAGGTTGAATGATACTCACGGCGTCTCTGTTTTTAATCTGCATCATTGCTCAGCAGTGGCTTGGAAACCATGCAGCGGTGGCCGCTTACATGGCAATGATCATCATTGTTGTTGGCAGAACTGTTTTTGAATATAGGCGGTTAAAGCGAAGTATGAACGATGAAAAATAAACGAAACCTAGTTGTCGGTGGCTCGCTTGCAATGGCGATGGTTGCTTCTATGACGGCTTACTTTGAGTCGTCTGGCAAGGTAATCACCAAGGCATATCTAGACCCCGCTGGAATCCCAACAATCTGCGATGGGATCACCAAAGGTGTTTACATCGGCATGGAGGTTACGCCTGAATGGTGCCGCCTTGCCAAGGAAAAGGAAATCACCAATCACAGCCGCCCACTGCAAGATGTGCCTTATGATTTGAAGGTGCGCGAGAAGGTGGCGTTTACGGACTTGGCTTTCAATATCGGAGAGACTGGGCTGGCTAACTCAACCATCATGCGCCGCCTAAAATCAGGCGACACAAAAGGCGCTTGCGATGCAATCCTGATGTGGAAGTTCGCCAAGATTGGCGGAGTTAAAACTGACTGTTCAAAGCAGTCTAGTGGGTGTTATGGGATTTGGATCCGCCGCAATGCAGAGCGCGACGTCTGCCTTGGCACAATCTCGGTTCGCGATGCGCAGAAGCTGTTTGTCAATCTTCCCGTTGGTGGTGAGTTGTGGGGTGAGAATGAAAATTGATGAGATAGAATGCAAAGCATGTGGATGTAAAGGTATTCACGCATGCATTGGCAAGCAAGTCCCAATGACAAAGGTTGGTGATGCTATTTTTGTGAATGGCATTCGCGACTTCATTGATAGGCAGATGATTAAAAATAGAGATACATGCCTAGTTTGCGGAGAGATTCACGGTATCGGTAATCTTCCATGTCCATACATGAGGGTTGAGTGATGCTGATTGGCGCAAGGGCGATATCAATTGTGGTAGCAATCGGAATTTTTTGCGTCTCTATGTATGGCGCATACCTGCATGGGCGCTCAACGGCAACTGCGGAGATTGAGTCAGAGCAAGCAAAGCAGCACAACAAGCAGTGGGGTGAGTTGTTTGCTCTGCAAAGTCAGCTGGCAACTCGTGATTTGCAATTAGCAGAAGAGCAGCAAAAGAAGGCTCAAGTACGCACCATCAAAGTGATCGAGAAAGAGGTTGTCTATCGTGAAAAAATTGAAGATGCTGATACCGTTAACTGCATTATTGATAGCGGCGTGCTCCAGCTCATCGACGCAGCCAATGGGGTTGAGTCCTCCCAGTAGTGACCTGCTTATACCACCGCAAGATCCACTTCCCCTGTGTTGCGACCTAGAAAAATTACCACGCAACGCAGAGCACAACGGTGAGTTGCTAAACTCAAGCAATGACAGGCTGATTAGGTGGCAGGAATGGTGGGCTAACCAGAGCAAGCGCCAGAAGCAATAAAGCACAACGCAATGGAGTTGCTTGGCGATAGAGATAGGTTGATTAGGTTTCAAGAAAAATTTAAGCCCCTGTGAATGGGCTTTTTGATCATCGAACATAGCTTTCTTCTACGTGTTGTGATGTTGAGCAAATGTAGCATCACAACGATCAGACACTTGCAAAAAGAAACCCGCCGAAGCGAGGTTTGTTGGCCCGTGCATCTCGCGACCAAATCATTTTCTTGCTCATTCAAAAAAGCACGGATTCGTTACGCTGGCGTGCGCTCAGGCGTGTCAGACTACGCGATACTGCATAGAACACTAGAGGGACACCCATTCGCACTGATAGAGCTAAAACGCAGCAGGAAGCGCGACTCAAGCATCAGTAAAGAGCAAGTCGATTTCCTGCTGTCACGAGAGCGGCAAGGTGGGCTCTGTTGCGCAGCATATGGAAAGAATACAGCGATTTCAATAGTTGAATGGCTGTATAAAGGAAAGCCCCTGTGAAGGGGCTTTTTATCAGTTACTCCAGTTTGGCGATCCGCTTTTCCAGCTCGTCAAGGCGATTCCAGCACTGCTGCACTGCCTTGACGGTCGGGGGGATAAACTCGTCATAGCCCAGAGTGAGTACGTCGCAACCACCATTGACCGAGTGATCTTGATAACCACCGAACTCCACGCCGAGACTATCGCACGTAAAGACCGTGCATCTGCCCTCGCATGGCTGGCGCTGCCGCTGTCAGGCCCTGAACAAACGCTGCCCTCTGTGCCTTGGTAGACACGAGAGGGAACCGCGCATTATTCAGGGCAACCTTAAATCGTTGGATTGCCATGAGAGACTATCCTTGCGACTACAGCATGTTGCATGTAAGCGACGATCATGGCGGAGAAGGGTTATGCAGCAATTGCGCCAAAAGTTTTCCATGTGCCTGGAGTGCCGGCTTCCGTGCAGACCCAGCCCATATTGCCGGCGGACGCAGGCGTCGTGTTCATCACCACATCACCGACTTTCCATGATCCTGTCGCTGGTGCTGCCGCACCGAACACCTTTACCGTTGAGCCAAAATTCTGGAAAGTAACAATCGGATAACTGGTGTAGCCAGATGCGTTTCTATCGCGAGCAGTCAGCGGCAGCGGGCCGGGAGATTCCCAGATGCACGGCATCGCGAAATCAAGCGATGCGGAGCCTGTATTTCTGATCGTGAATCCGATGTTTGGTCCAGTAGATCCCGCGCCCCATGAAGCTGTGTGAAACACGTAACGCTTACCACCAGCGCCAAGCACATACGTTTTTGACCTTGTTTCGGTTACGTTGTCCGTTTGGCTGATTACAAACTTTGCTCCAGCGTGGCCGTCTACCAACACGCACACGGTAAACGTGCGACCAGCCATTGCGGTATCGGTCGAAATGGCGTGTGTACGGTACGCCCCCGCCGCAAATCGATACGCTGGCACTCCACCGATTGTTGGCGATCCAACATCCTCAACGGTTCCAGAGCCTGCCCAATGCGCTCCATTGCTTAAATCTTGGGCGTTGATGTAGTTTTTTCTTGGCTCACCAGTCCATTCAAAATGTGAACCAGCGTTCAGGCCAAACTTTGAGAAGTCAGAGAAGTCATAGGCTGCGGACAATGCTCCATGCTGGAAAAGCATGTCATCTTGCGTGGTGCTAACCCCAGGATTGCCGATGCTTCCGCCGATGGAGACGCCGCCAACTCCGACAGGAAAATCGTCAACTAGGTTATATACTTTTACGTCTGTCGCAGCAAAAGACGCAGTGTCAAACAACTCCACGCTGGAGTTGAACACGGTATCAAACAGAATCGCCTTTACGCCAGAATCTAGGCGTGCTCCTTTGGTGTTGAACTCTGCGTAGTAATTGGTGAATGTTACGCTCGTTGTCCCTGACTTCAGCCACAGTGGGTAGAGTGCATATTCAACATCAAGCGTGTCAAAGTTGTTGGAGTAGCTAGTGCCGATCATCTCGACACCAGTAAAACCAGTGTCTGAGATTATGGTCGTAACAGCGAACTTGTTGTGGTTTGATGTCTTAAGAGACAGACCAACATCACATCGGTCGATTGTTAGGTTATTGCTGCTGTTCGCGTAACATGTCAGCATTGATAGGCCATACGCACAGTCGCTGACGTTGATATCTTTGAACGTCGTGCGGACTACTTGCGTCAGCTTGATGCCTGTGCCGGTTTGCTTGTGAGGGGCTACTGCGTAAACAGAAAAGCTACCAATCTCTAGCCCATTGTACGCTAAAGCGTTTGTCAGTGTAACGCCGTCGCCAGCGTGGTTTTTCTTGATCTTACTGAGACGTTGACCTTCACCGACAAAGGAAATACCACTCGGGATAACGATGGGCGCAGTGGTGTTGTAGGTGCCGGCGCTGAGTTCAACTTTCGTGGCCCCGCTGTTCAAAGCATCTTGAATCGCAGCCGTGTCATCAGCAACTCCATCCCCCTCCGCACCAAAATCCTTGACGCTCACCCACTCGCGCATCTTGTCCTGAGCCGTCCGTGGGACCGCACCGGCACCCTTTTGAATGAATGCAGTAGCACTCCCACTCCTATCAACAAACCCTCCGCTCGCCGGGTAAGTCCCGGCGGCAACCGGGCCAGCAGGGCCAGAGAACGCCTTTCCGGTGCGCTCTTGCAGCAGAACATCGTTAACGTTTACCAGCGTACCACCCACTTCGAAGCTGCCATTGACGAGGTTGTAACCAGCCTCCGCATAGCTGCGGCGTAGGGCCTCACGAACCTGAATGCGCAGTTCTGGGTCAAATCGACTAATCCATGCGCCGACTGAAATGCCACCCGTGGTGTTTGGGGTGCTGAGTGGAGGCACTACTTTACCGGAAGGAATGAAGGACCCAGACCACCCATATTCTTGTCCGTCACCCCCATCCGCGATAGCCCATAGCAGAGTCTGGCGCGGATTGGTTAATGTCGCGCCAGCGGCAAACGTACCAACGCGAGTGAACCCCATATTCAGAATATGAGAGTCAAACTGTGAATTCATTCCATGAATTGTTTTACGTTCAACCCCAAATCTGTCTGTAAATTCATTACTTTTTGAATTTGCGAAATCATCGAAATTCTTCGCGTTGTCAGACATGTCTCGCACGTCTGTAGATTCAATTGGATTTCCGGTGTTGTATCGAGTTGACATCTCTAATCCTCGTTTGTGTTTGTTGGATTATACCATTCTAGCCATGCATTTAGGCGTAAAGGCCAAGTTTCATCTGAGCTATCAAGGCGACACCATGATGTGTCGCTAATCAGTATTGCGCATAACTGCGAGCCTTCTGAGTATCCGAACTCGCATCTTGAGCCAGTCACTTGTGCAACAGACCAAACCGCATCTCCGAAATCACACATTCTGGTATGTCAGATCGTCGTAGTTGATGCATGAGATTTTCACTGTTCCATCAGATGACGGTTGCTTATCGGTGATTACGTACAGGTCAGCTTCTCTCTCTGCTGTTGTTCGGATGATGAATCTGCTGCCAACTTGGCTGTTAATCTGGTCGGCAAAGTACGCGCCAGTCATTGGTGATGCAGTTGTGAATGATTGTTCATTCCATGAAGTCAGCTCAACCCAATCAGTTGTCTGCCCGTTGGCTTTGGTGCATGTGGCCAAGTAAGTTACTCCAGCTTCCAAGTCGCCAAGCCACGCGCCTGAAGTGTAAGTGTTGCCAGATATTCCAATCACCTCACCACTGACAACGTATTCGTCGGCATACTCAACGAATCTCACCATGTCTCCGAAGCGAGGAATAAACCCATCATCAACAACGTTAAAAGTGACAGACTCGTTTTGGTAAATCAGTTTGTTGAACTCAAGTTTTGCCCTGTGCATTGCCTGAGTTTTATTGCCACAACCAAGGAACTTTATCTCTTTGGGATGGAAGCTGTCAGACTCGATAATGTTTCCACTGTTGTCTAATGCAAGATTTATGTATCGCTTCTTGTTCTTGTCGTTTACGTCCACCCACTCAAGCCTAACACCTGTGTATTGGTCTTTGAGCATGAACGAATATGTTTTGCTGTATTGGTCATCAGCAAGGTTGTAGGCGTCAAACTGAGCAACAACAATGCTGCGCGGTTCATCTCTGACGAAGAACTCCTTGATCCCGTCATAGCTGGTCTCAACATCAAGCAGCAGCGCCAATGTCTTGACGCGATCCCCTAGCGCCTGGTCTGCATCGTCAAATGTGATGGAGCACTTTGTCAGCTCTTGGTTTATCGCGTAAACCTTGTCGTGGATTGCGTAAAGTTCATCGACGTCAATTTCATCAACTGAGCCGCCACCCATAACGATGTAATTATGCAGAATGGCATCTGCTGCAAACTCACTGGAGCGAAGGTCTGCCGGAATCTCTGTTTTTGTTGCAGCATTCCAGCCGCGAATAGTTGAGCCATCCCACCAGATCATTTTCCGGCTCGCCATGACGTTGAATTTCATCTCTGTTCCGGTCTCTGCGTTACCTGCCGTTGACTGGATTGTGAGAGTTGTATCATCTGGATGAACAACGTTTGTTTTAACCCTGACAGCCGATATTGACTCAAGAACGGACTGCGATTCCCTTGAAGCGTTGTTTGTTCTTCTGGCCCTTACTCGGTAGTAACTTAATGGTAGTGATTGTATTTTATATGTGAATGAAAGGTCGTTTGCTGTGTCATCGCTATATGTCACAACCTGAGATGCGGCCAAACCGCTTGGTGTTCCTGCGGAGTCGCAAGGTTGATATTCAAACTCAATTACCGCATCTCCCTGTAAACCAAGTCTGAACACAGTATTAAACCAAAGCTCGGTGCATTCAACAGTTGACAGGAACCAGCCAACATAAAGCGCCTCTGTCTCTGTTATTTTTACATTGCCAATAAATGTTACAAACCCTATTGTATCTCCTCTAAAGTCTGGCGACGTAACGGTAAATGTATCAGTGCCGATGTCATACGCTATGTATGCAAATGCCGCTACATATGAGAACGCCTTTGATGCCCCAAATGGATTCTGCATGAAGTAATCGAACTTTATGGCCTCGGATGCGATCTTGTTGTCAATGGTTCTTCCGTTATACCAAGACCCAAGCTGACCGCCGCCACCTGAACTAGGTGGAATCCCTGGTGTTGGGTTTGAATAAACAACAGTGAAAAGTAAGCTTCCATCTAGAGTTGCGCTAACTGGTGTTGCGTCATAATTAGGTGCAAGTGGATCTTCTTCAACCTCATTTAGACCTTTCAGCTCTGTCCCTGATGAGTCAATTTCAGGGAATGAGAACTGCTCGCGGACAATTGGGTTAACATCACCAGGCTGATAAACCGTGTAAGTGGATTCTTGGAATGTCGCCAAGGCTGAATCTGAGAACCTGAATTGAGTCAGGTCGTAGTATCCAAGCCCGATATTGAAATAATGAGTTAACACCTTCTTGTTGTTGACGTATTCCAGCAAAGCCTCGCCAATCAAATCAGGGTATGCTCTAACCTTTCCGTAGATGTCTGGGCGCTGGCTGTAAAGGCGAGCCGTGTTTGTCTGGCCTGTGAACTCGGTGTTTCCAGACGATTTTCCAGACCTGTCACCGATATTACCCATCGCCCTGCGAGCCAGAACAAAGGAAACGGCTGATGCGGCAATGGCAACCCCGATAGCAATGGTGATTGGGTCGAAGCCTTGCGGTCTGACGCAGATGGTGAGCAGGTCGCCATCATTCGGTTTTGCATTGCAATCAAACTTGCGACTCTTGATTCGCTTGCCGTTGAGATTAATGGTGGTGAAATCAGGATCTAAAAGCTGCGGATGGGCTGAAAGAATGTTTTCAGCCCATGTTTTTGAGGTGTCAAGCGGTCGGCGAATCTTCTTGAGTGGCGTGTCGATTATCAACATGTCGATAGAATTCCAGTCTGTGGCGTCTGATTATGCCCATTCTATCGCATTGCACCCTTGTGTGTCTGGCATGAAGGATTAGCTCTCCACCACCAACAACAATGCCAACGTGGCGCGGCTCACCTAGCTGGTCGAATGCCATGAACACCACGCCAGCATCTTTTTTATCGCAAGGCTCCCACGCCTCAGACTGGATCTCGCGCTCGAATCCGCCAGCAATGTCATCCTCGCGGTGGTCATCAAGCTCAATGCCAAGCACATCGCGATAGTAACGCACAACCAGAGCCCAGCAGTCTATGCCTGACTCATCGTTACCTCTAACGCGATAGGGCTTTCCAACCCAGTGGCTAATGAATGACTCCTCTGTCACACCCCCTCCAATCCACTCCACTCGTCGATCCGGTATATTCTCGCCACGCCTCTCGTCATTGTGTTGATCTTTTCAACCTTGAAGGTGACGCTATCAACCGACATTGATACGCCTTCATTGCTCAAATCAAGCTCATAGCTGAACATTGGCTCAGTTAAGTCTGAGTCAGACCAGTGAGACATAACAACCTTCACCGGCTCCTTGATTCGCATGAATGGCGGTATGCTGCGAATGGTTCTCTGCACCAAGTCACCGACAATGGGGCGAGCCATGCTGAAACTTGCTTCTGGCTGTGACTCACCATCAATCTTCGGGTATTGAACCTCCACATAGCAAGGCTGGTACTCGTTGCCAAGCAGGGTAACCGGATCGTACTGGTTCGCCACAATGCGGATAGTGTCAATGGATGAGTGACTAAACTCGATGGTGTCAAACTCCAGCACAGGGGCCTTTGTCGTCCATATGGTTGCGTTATCTGGCATTACGCCTCCGGTAGTTGCTGGTTCATGACCAAATCAAAAAGGCTTCTCTGAGCGAAGAATTCAGATGTAACAAGGCTATCATTGTCAAGCCACCACTGAGGAATCGGAACCTTGCGAGCGATTGCGGTTGCTTGGTAGCTGAATACGTTATGGGCCTCTTGCGTCTGCGAGAATGTATCAGGCGTTAGCTGTAGTGTGTGCAACAGCTTGCCGAACTCTGTATCTATCTCAAGTTGAAACTGATTGCGGCCCATCGCTAGGCCGCTTGCGCTCATGCTGTAAAACCAAGTCTGAAACTGCGCCGCTTGGTCGCGCGTCATGCGCCAAGTAAGGCCATAGGTTACTGGCGCATCATTATTTAGGCGCTTGACGTAGCCTGGGCCACGCAATGGCTGCACGAGCTGGAATGTCTGCGCCTGAGTGCGGCTGATGCTGATCAATGGCTTTGGCACCGTCGGCGGATATGGAACTATTGCCATTTTGAATCCTCGTTTGTTACTGACATTTTAACACGCATCACTGAGCCTTCCATTTCAATCCTGTCGATGATGATAGCGCCCTACCAACTCCACCTCGCCGCTGGCTAATCTGTTTTGCCACCTCTCCGATAATCACATCAAGCTGCTTGCCGTCCATAGAGGTTTTGGTCTGCACATTCTCGCCTGAGTAGTTGTGAACCTGAACGTTTTGGCTGAATCCGCCACCTCCGATTTGGTCGTTGGGGATTACCTTACCGCCGTCACCTGGAATCATGA